AGTCCGTTGACATTACATCCAAGGAAGGATTCAATATCAATTTTCAAGACCTCATAAGATTTAAGTGATTGACGTAAACGAGAAGTATGCACCCATAATGTCATCGGACTCCAGATATTACATTGTTACTGGGGGGCGTGGTTCGGGTAAGTCTTACTCAATAAATCTTTTGCTTGTCTTGCTTACCTATGAGGAAGGCCACACTATTCTTTTCACCAGATTTACGCTGTCATCAGCTTACATTTCCATCATCCCAGAATTTATTGACAAGATTGAAACGCTAAACATTCAGGAGCATTTTCGTATAACAAAGGATGAAATCATCAATCGGCTTTCAGGCAGCAAGATTATCTTCAAGGGCATCAAAACATCGTCTGGTGATCAGACCGCAAACCTAAAGTCATTGACCAACGTAACCACTTGGGTTATGGACGAAGCTGAGGAACTTGTTGATGAATCCATCTTTGATAAAATAGATTTGTCTGTGCGCAACCTGAATAGACAGAATCGGGTTATTATGATTTTGAACCCAGTCACAAAAGAGCATTGGATTTACTCACGGTTCTTTGAAGATAAGGGCGTGATGGAGTCCAGCAACACAATCAAAGACAACACCACCTACATTCACACCACATACCTTGACAACTTAGAAAACTTATCAGACAGCTATTTAAGGCAGATTGAGGATATCAAGCAACGCAGGCCAGACAAGTACAAACATCAGATGCTTGGTGGGTGGTTACAGAAAGCAGAGGGCGTTATCTTTTCCAATTGGAGGGTGGGGTCGTTTAAACGAGTGGGCGTTTCGGTCTTTGGGCAAGACTATGGTTTCGCTGCTGACCCATCAACATTGGTTGAAACTAACATTGACACCGCCAATAAGATTATCTATTTGAAGGAGTGTTTTTTCTTAAAGGGGTTGACCACTTCGGAAATTGCTTTACTAAACTTGAAACACGCAGGCACTAACTTGATTGTGGGTGATTCCGCAGAGCCAAGGCTTTTGTCTGAGATAAAATCAAAAGGATGCAATGTTGTAAAAGCTATCAAGGGGCAGGGGTCAATCACATATGGCATATCCTTGCTTCAGGATTATGATATGATTGTGGATGACAACAGCATCAACTTAATAAAAGAACTAAACAATTACTCTTGGCTGGAAAAGAAATCAAAGACCCCGCAAGACAACTGGAATCATTTGATTGATGCAATACGGTATTCCGTATCATATCAATTGCAAAACCCTAACCGTGGGACATATCACATATCATAACATTTGTGAACAATTTGGTTGATAACCAAGAAAGGTGTACATTGCATTATATTTAATAACTAAAACAGAAACAATGACTATTACCCAATTTAATAAAAGCAACATCAAAGCCCTAAGAGTAGACTTGAATGAAGCAATGCAATCTTTGTCCGACAAGTATGGAGTTAAGATTCACGCAGGAAACGCAAGTTTCAGTTCTAATGAAGTGACCTTCAAGGTTCACCTAAACGTCCTAAATGAAAATGGATTGGCACTAACGAAAAAAGCAGAGCATTTTGAGTTGATGAAAGATGGGGTTGGATTAGGCCATCTTAGCATAGGTGACTCAGTAAAATTGAGTGGTGATTCTTACATTTTAAGTGGATGGAACAATCGTGCATCTAAGTTTCAGATTGAAGTTTCCAAAAACAATGAGAGTTACAGTTGCAGTGTTACATCGCTTTTACTACAAAACCCCAAATTATCATAATTAACAGCGTATGAAAACAATAAACAAACCAATCAAGACAATAACATTGCCAACACTGGTGAGGGTTCAACACTTTGCCGATGGAAGAATAAATGTACTGAAGCCGAAATATAGTTAAACGCATAGGCTTTGTGTGTGAAAAGGATGCCTGCATAAAGAGGCTTTGCAAAATCCTTTCAAGGGTGGTCAGAAATGGCTGCCCTTTTTTTATATTTAAGCATCACTACAAAAACCCCCATTGAATACGTTATATAGATATATGAAACTGAAAATCACAGTCCCGACATCTCTAAAGGACATTACCTTGCGGCAGTATAAACACTTCCTAAAGGTACAGGAAGATATTACAGACGAAGCATTCTTGAATGCAAAGATGATTGAGATATTTTGCAATCTACGTCTTGATGAGGTGATGCTTTTGCATCTCAAAGACTCTTTAGAGATCACTGATGCAATTACAAAATTATTTGACGAAAAGCCTCCATTGGTTACGATGTTCAAACTGAATGGTACTGAGTACGGCTTCCAGCCTCAGCTTGACGAGATAACTCTCGGAGAGTACATTGACCTTGATACTTTTATCTCAGACTGGGACAATATAGAGAAGGCAATGAATGTTCTCTATCGTCCTGTGCTTGTTAAATTGAAGGGCAAGTACAGCATTGACGAATACCAACTGGGTGCTGAAGCGAACATTTTGGATATGCCAATGGATGCCGTGATGTCATCAATTTTTTTTTTGTGGAATTTAGGGATAGACTTGTCACAAACTATGATGAACTCTTTGGACACCAACAATCAGACACCAGCCTTGACGGAGTATCTCAATTCTCAAGAAAGTGGGGATGGTATCAATCGCTTTACGGACTCTCTCAGGGAGATATTACAAGATTTGAAGGTGTCACTAAATTAAAAATGCACGAATGTTTTATGATGCTTTCGTTTATGAAGGACAAAAACGAATTGGAGTCTAAGCAAATAAAAAATCAATTCAAATGAGTGAACAGAATCAAGGCGTAAGGGGGTACTATCAGTTGACCCAAACAATCAAGACAGCACTGCTTGAGGACATCAACATCAATACGGTAACGACTGGGGACATTACCGATGTCAACCTAAACAAGCAAGATATCTTTCCGCTTGGTCACATCATCATCAACAACGTGATTGATACAGAGCAAACCCTAAAGTTCAACATCACCATTCTTGCCTGTGATATTGTTAACCTATCCAAAGAGCCAACGGTTGACCGATTTACAGGGAACAATGACGTACAGAATATCTTGAACACACAACTGGCAGTCCTCAATAAGCTGATTCAAAAACTAAGAATGGGCAACCTTTTCACTGATATGTACCAGCTTGACAGTGCGCCTTCTTTAGAGCCGTTCTATGACAGATTTGAGAACCAATTGGCAGGGTGGTCAGCCACGATGGACATCTTGATATACAATGACATTTGGGTTTGCGACTGATGGAGTTTCCTAAATTAGATGCCGTCATCAATAAGTACGCTAAGTATGTGGTTCAGCAAGCCAAGTCCAACTTGACAAAAGCCAAGAAGGGTGGTGGGCCATTGTATGAATCCATCGCATATAAAATAACAAAAGAGGGGTCAACGGCATATCTTATTTCTTTTTTAATGGAGAACTATGGCCTTTTTGTAGATGAGGGAGTACAGGGCGCAAATCCCAGTTTGGTAAATAGTTCAAAAACTGGAAGGGTGGGAATACAAAAAGCCCCATTAAGCAAATTCAAATACACCAGCAAAATGCCACCGATGCAAATGCTTGCGGATTGGGCAAAGAGCAAAAATGTGAGATTCAGGGTTGGAAAAGGTCAGAAGGGTGGCGGTCAGTTTAAGGCTGGCAGCTATCAATCAATGGGCTTTTGGTTGCAGAAAAGTATTTACGCACAAGGAATGGAACCCACATACTTTTTCTCCAAACCATTCAACAACGGTCAATTTGATTTGTCGGAAAATATGCTTGATGCCTTTGTACAAGATATTGATGACCTATTAAGTTCTAAAAAATAAACAATGCCAACTAACTACGCCCTACGCACTCCCATTTTTGCTCAAGCAACTTCAACACTTGCTACCACGCAATCTGCAAAGCTGCTTCTATACAATAGCGGCTCGCTTATTTACACCATCATAAAAAGTGCCACGCAAAATGTTCCAGTAATCTTTGAGGTGGCCGAATTGCTGAGAGATTACCTAACCATATCTTTTCCCGAAGACCCGACAACACCATATAACACACAATCAATCACCTTCACTTCTACTATCACATTCTATGATGGCCCAAATGGAACTGGTCTGTCCGAAGGTGCTGTCACCACTATTGGTGGCGATGGATGGGAAGCCTATGGTCTTTTTGTAGAAGGGACTAACCCAGTGATTCCGTTTGAAAACAGAGTGAAGCCCACTTGGTTATTGGCAGAGGCAAATCCAACAACAGCTTCGTTGACGGATGATTTTAATATCTATGTCCCAAGCGGTGTTGAAGGTTATGTGCCCTACATCAACACAACAGGAACAATTGAATACTTTTCTTACAACGGAACAGACACGGAGTTGGAACAAGACAGCATCACTTGCACCATTAACAGAATTGATTGCACTAAATACGGAGAGGGCAACAAGGTTACTTTCATAAACAAATACGGTGTGCTGCAAGACCTGTGGTTCTTCTTGAAGAATGTCAAGTCAATAACACGAACAAATGAAACGTATCAAGCCAACACACTAAGCGCAACGGCTACCTACTCTCAGTCGGATGCAACCTATAAGCTATTCAACACGAAGGCAAAGCAAAGCCGTACATTATCTTCAGGCTACTACCCTGAGTACACCAATGCTTATTTTGAGGAATTGCTTTTGAGCGAGTATGTTTGGATGACAAGGCCACAAGTAGACCAGCCCAACATTGACGAGATTGTCCCTGTCACTGTAAAGACATCCAATATGACTTACAAGACTTCGGTTAATGATCGGTTGATTGAGTACACTATTGAGTTTGAGGATGCGTTTGATTACATTAACAATGTCCGATAGTGCAAGAGTTACAGCTATATATTGAAAGTGATAGACTGGACTTGTTTAAAGACGAGGCTGTTTCTATTACGCAAACAATCCAAAACGTAAAAGACCCTGCAAAGATTTTCACATCTTTCACGCAGACCTTTTCTGTGCCTGCAAGTTCAAACAATAACAAGATATTCCAGCACTATTACAACTACAATATTACTGGGGGTTATGATGCAAGAACAAAGAAGGCGGGAAGGATAGAGCTAAATACTATTCCTTTCAAAACTGGAAGGATAAAACTTGAGGGGGTTAGTTTGAAGAATAACCTTGCCCACACTTATCGCATCACCTTTTTTGGAAACACCGTTGAATTGCCAGACATCATTGGGGATGACAAACTGGGTTCGTTGCCGTTTAGCGAAGCCCAGTACAATCTGACTTATGATGCCGACACCATCAAGGAGAAGATGGAAATTGCATCGGGGGTTGGGGCGCATATCATCACGCCATTAATCACTCACACACAAGCACTTTTCTACAACTCCGCATCGTCCACACATAATTATGCAGGCAACTTGTATTGGCATAATGCAAGCGGAACAAATGGCGTGGACTGGAATGAGTTGAAATATGCTTTGCGGCTGTACGAAATACTTGAACAGATTGAAGCCAAGTACACCACAGCAAATGACTATGCCAGCAACATAGCTTTCTCCACTGATTTTTTCAACACCACAAATCCTACGTTCTACAACCTGTATATGTGGTTGCATCGTAAAAGTGGGGATGTTGAGCCTGCATCGCAAGTGACATCTTTTCAAACTTTGATTGCTGGGTATTCGGGAACGGTGAGTAACATCGTGGTAGGAAATTCTACGATAACAATCCCAGCCAATTTAGTCACATTTCCCAATCGCATTGTATCAGCAGAAGTGGAAGTACAGAATCCTTCGGGAACAGCTTGCTCTGTCATTGTAAATCTAAACGGAAGCCCTATTGTAACTTCTCCCTTTGTTGCTGGTGACCAAACCATTACTGTCCCTTCAATGGTTGCCAATGGTATTTACAGCGTAACAATCCAACACGAAGAAGAAGTTGACCAACTTGATGACGTTATCTGGACTATTGATGGTATCGTTTCAGGTTCATCTTACACCGACACCGTAAACGTAGGGGCAAAGATTCTCGCACCAACCTTTGATTTCATTGTTAGTCAGCAAATCCCTGAGATTTCCATAATGTCATTCCTTACTGGATTGTTCAAGATGTTCAACTTGGTTGCATATGTCAATGATGACGGATTGATAGTTGTAAGACCGTTGGAAGCCACATCGGGAGTGAACTATAGTTATCTAACTTCAGCAGATGTTAGTGGTTTAGATGCGCCCATTGATTACGAAATATCCAAGTATGTGGATGTGACTGAACGTGCGGTCAATATTGCTTTGCCT